CTCCGGGTGAATTCAGGGATGTGGACGTGCCAAGTGGGTCCATTCGGGACAACATCATGCCCCTACCCTATAAAGAACCGTCACAAGTTCTGGCAATGCTCCTTGAGAAGATCACGGAAGAAGGAAGAAGGCTTGGTTCTATAGCGGATATGAAGATATCCGACATGTCCGCCAACGCTCCTGTGGGAACTACTCTGGCTCTCTTGGAGAGGCAGCTTAAAACCATGTCGGCGGTACAGGCTCGTGTTCATAACTCCATGAAACAAGAGTTCAAGTTACTCAAAGACATCATTCGGGACCACACCGAGGGATCCTATGAGTACGATCCCTCCGAGGGGGAGAGACGAGCCAAGCAAATGGACTACGACATGGTGGACGTTATCCCCGTGTCCGATCCTAATTCCGCCACTATGGCCCAGCGGATCATGCAGTACCAAGCCGTCATTCAGTTGGCTCAAGGCGCTCCCCAGATCTACGACCTACCCCAACTTCATCGTCAGATGATTGACGTTCTGGGGATTAAGAACGCGGAGAAGCTCGTTCCGATTGAGGACGACATGACTCCCCGCGATCCAGTAAGCGAGAACATGGCATTCCTGACTGGTAAACCTACCAAGGCGTTTATCTACCAAGACCACGATGCCCATATCGCCGTCCATACCTCGATGATGCAGGATCCCATGATCATGGCCCAGATGGGACAGAACCCAATGGCACAACAAATGCAAGGGGCGATCATGGCTCACATTGCCGAACACTTGGCTTTCCAATATAGGAAACAAGTTGAAGAAAGATTGGGAGCCACCCTACCCGCACCCAACGCGGAACTGAAAGAGGACGTTGAAGTTCAACTGTCTAAGCTGGTGGCCCAAGCATCTGTTCAATTACTTCAGATGCACAAAGGCCAACAAGCTCAACAGCAAGCCCAGCAACAGGCTCAGGATCCAATTATCCAAATGCAACAGGCTGAACTCCAGATCAAACAGCAAGAAGCCCAGACACAGGCGCAGAAAGTTCAGGGAGAACTTCAGATTAAACAAGCTGAACTCCAATTGAAGGCTCAGGAACTTCAGCAGAAGGCTCAGTTTGAAATGGCTAGAAATTTACCCTAAGGAGAATGAATGGACCCTAAAGTATTGAAACTTCTAAATTCAAAATTAGAAGAGAGACGGCAAGAGTTGATTGAGTTTTTGGGTGATGGTGGGGCTAAATCCTACGATCACTACAAAGAGGTGTGCGGCGTTTTACGTGGGTTGTTGACCGCACAATCAGAGATTAATGACCTACTGCAAAAAATGAAAGAGTACGAAGATGAGTGAATTATTGATAGGCCAAACTCTGGATCCGCAAGGACCAGTATCCGTGTTACCTGAAACAGCCGAAGAAAAGGCACGTCAGTTGCCGGATCCGCAAACTTACCATGTTCTATGTATGCTTCCCGAAGCAGAAGAAGAATATGAAAGTGGTTTATTAAAAGCAGGTAAAACAATTCAATTTGAAGAACTGCTAAGCCCAGTGTTATTCGTGGTCAAGATTGGCCCGGATGCATTTAAGGATGAGAAGCGATTCCCGTCTGGCCCATCATGTAAATCAGGAGACTTCGTATTGGTTAGACCTAATACTGGAACCCGCATGAAAATTCATGGCCGTGAGTTCCGCCTAATCAGCGACGACTCCATCGAGGCTACCGTGCAAGATCCACGCGGCATTAGCCGAGTATAAGGAGCCACTATGGAAAAAGTTGAATTTGAATTTCCTGACGAGACTCAGGAAAACCCCCGCGAGGGCGGTAAAGTTGTCGCCGTTGAGGAGCCCGAAATTGAAATTGTTGACGATACACCTGAAGAGGACCGCAACAGAAAACCAATGGACGAAGCCCCCAAGGAAGTAACCGACGAAGAGCTCAATAAGTACGATGAAAGTGTACAGAAACGTATTAAGCACCTTTCAAAAGGTTACCACGAGGAAAGAAGGGAAAAGGAAAAAGCATTCCGCGAGCGAGAAGAGGCTGTTAAATTAGCCCAATCCGTCATTGAAGAAAACAAAAAACTTCAAGGTTCTTTATCTCAAGGCCAATCTGCTTTATTGGAGCAAGCTAAGAAAGTTGTTGCCAATGAATTAGAACAGGCCAAGAGGAAATATAAGGAAGCATACGAGTCCGGAGACTCAGATGCGTTGGTAAATGCACAAGAAGAATTAACTTCTATCAAGTTTAAATCTGAAAAAGTTAATAATTTCAAGCCAGCCCCTTTACAAACTGAAGAAAATAATGTACAAATACCACAAACGCGGCAAGAGGTAGATCCCAAACTACGTGCGTGGCAGGATAAGAATCAGTGGTTTGGATCAAATCGAGGTATGACGGCCTATGCTTTGGGCCTTCATGAAGATCTTGTGGCGGAAGGAATTTCTGTCGGAAGCGAACAATACTATAAACGTATTGACTCCGACGTCCAAAAGAGATTCCCAGATGTGTTTGAGTCTGAGAATCCGGATGCTTCTCCTCCGAAAAAATCAAACGTTGTAGCCCCAGCGACTCGTAGTACAGCGCCGAGAAAAGTCGTACTTACTAAATCGCAGGTGGAAATTGCTAAGCGGCTTGGAGTTCCATTGGAACTTTACGCCAAAAAAGTTGCTGAAGAGATGAGGAAATAAACATGGCTGAACAAACTAAAACCGCACGCGAAACCCGCGAATTAGATACTCGTGAAAAACATGCGCGTCCAACCCGTTGGATGCCCGCCCAGCTTCTACCTGAACCGTACCCGGAAGAAGGTTATGCGTTTCGCTGGATTCGATTGAGTACTATGGGAATGGCAGACGCAACCAATGTTTCTTCAAAACTTCGTGAAGGATGGGAGCCCGTAAAAGCATCTCAGCATCCAGAAATACAATTGATGGGCGAATCCACTCGATTCCCCGACAGTATTGAGGTTGGTGGATTGTTGCTTTGCAAAACCCCTATCGAATTCACACGGGACCGTGATGCGTATTACCTGAAACAGGCAAGCGATCAAATGAATTCCGTAGACAACACATTCATGCGCGAGAATGATCCTCGTATGCCTCTCTTTAAAGAGCGGTCATCGAAGGTTACTTTCGGTAAAGGTTTTTAAATTTAGGAGTTAAATATGGCTTATCCTACCGTTAACGCCCCTTACGGGCTTAAGCCGATCAATTTGATCGGTGGTCAGGTGTTTGCTGGATCAACTCGCAACTTTTCTATTGCATCTGGTTATGCTGCCAATATCTTTTATGGTGATATTGTTACATTGACCTCTGCTGGTACAGTTGCTGTTTCCGCACTCGCTGCTGACGCTTCCCCTCTGGCTGGTACAGTCGGAGTTTTCTTGGGCTGTTCATACACAAACCCATCCACAAATCAGAAGATTTTTGCACAATACTGGCCCTCCGGTACAGTGGCTTCTGACGCTCAGGCCATCGTTTGTGACGATCCTGACACACTGTTCAAAGCGGTGAACGTGACTGGAACTACTGTGGACGACGTTACATCTGGTTTGTTGCCCGCTTACTTGGGCCTGACTGCTATTGGCAACAACTGCCGTTTGGTTCTGAACACAGGTTCTACAACTAGCGGCGACTCACGCGTTGGCATTTACATTGCTGGTACTACTACTAGCTTGCCTTTGCGCGTCGTGGACGTGGTGCCCGATACAGCTAACTCGTCTGGTAACTTTGTTGAATTCATCGTGAAATTCAACTTCGGTTATCACTCGTATTACAACGCCACTGGCATTTAAGGAGTAGATCATGGCAATTTCACGCGCACAATTACTGAAGGAACTCCTGCCCGGTTTGAATGCTTTGTTCGGTCTTGAGTATGCCCGCTACGGCGAAGAGCATAAAGAGATCTACGAAACAGAAACCTCTGAGCGTTCTTTCGAAGAAGAGACAAAACTGTCTGGTTTCTCCGCTGCTCCAGTCAAGAACGAAGGCTCAGCCATCGCTTACGACAACGCACAAGAAGCCTACACAGCACGTTACAACCACGAAACTATCGCAATGGGTTTTGCCATTACGGAAGAGGCTGTGGAAGATAACTTGTATGACAGTTTGTCTAGCCGTTACACCAAAGCCTTGGCTCGCGGAATGGCTTACACAAAGCAAGTTAAAGCAGCATACGTTTTGAACAATGCCTTTAGCGGCTCCGTAACCTACGGCGACGGCGTATCCTTGTGCTCTACAGCTCACCCTCTGGTGTCTGGCGGCACAAACAGCAACCGTCCTACAACCGGCGCAGACTTGAACGAAACATCGTTGGAAAACGCTGTCATTCAAATCGCCGCTTGGACAGACGAGCGCAGCTTGCTCATCGCAGCTAAGCCACGTAAGCTGATCGTTCCTCCTGCTTTGATGTTCGTCGCAACCCGTCTGCTGGAAACCAGCTTGCGCGTTGGCACAAACGACAACGACATCAACGCATTGAAGAACAACGGTTCCGTGCCCGAAGGCTACTCCGTAAACCACTTCTTGACAGACACCAACGCATGGTTCCTGTTGACAGACGTGCCTAACGGTTTGAAGCATTTCGTGCGTACACCGATGCAGACTTCAATGGATGGTGACTTCGATACCGGTAACGTACGTTATAAGGCTCGTGAGCGTTATAGCTTCGGCGTCAGCGATCCGCTCGGGATCTTCGGATCACCCGGTTCGACCTAAGCAATTAGTGTCAGAAAAAGGGGTCGAATTCGGCCCCTTTTCTTTTTTCTTTGACATTTATTTTGATTGTGGTATAAACGAGGTATCCGGGTTTTCCGGTTAGTCAGACTGATCCGGCAGATGCGTACACAACTGACTAGCTAATCTTTGTACGAAGGACAATTTAAATGGCACTCTCAACCACCCAATCAATTTGGCGTTCTGGTGGCGGCGATCAAACACGTACTGCTTATTGCGGTTCGATGCAGATGACTGCCCAGTTTTACTTTTCTGCTACGCAGACTACTGGCAATGCACTTAATGCTGCTGGCGGACAACCCGTTATTCTTCCTGCTGGCGCGGTCATTCTTGAAATTCAAGCTAATGGCGCAGCTACTGGCGGAACTAGCCCCACATTTGACATTGGTTTTACTCTTTATGGTACAGGTACTGCTTCCCCCCAAGCTCTGGTAAACGAAGGCGTTGCTGGTAAGCAAGTGGTGAACTGGGCATCTGCTACTGCTGGCGCTTCTTTGGGCGCTGTGATGTCTGCTACTGAGTTGGTGTACATCACTGGCCGTGCTGGTGCTTCCGCCCCAACAGGTGGCAACATTAGCGGCTACATCACTTACTACATTGCAAACGACGGTCAGCAAAGCAACTAATAGGTGCCGCCATGATGCAAACTGATATCAAATCGGCCCATTTAAATGCTTCTGGAGTTGTGTTCGGGGATAGAACTCGGGTTCGTGGATATCAGATTAAGCCAAGTGGCACTGCTGGCCAGATTGATTTTTACGATAACCCGTCTGCCGCAAGCGGTAACATCCTGTTATCCGTAGATACCACGACCAATACTGCTGTGATCTCAACCTTAATTCCCTCTGAGGGGATTTTGTTTGAGCGCGGCGTATATGCAAATCTTCCGGCGGGACACGCAATTACGGTGTTCTATGGCTAAGTCAGAAGCATGGCAGAGGAAGGAAGGCAAAGACCCAAAAGGCGGATTGAACGCCAAAGGCCGCGCCTCCTACAACAAAGCCAATCCGGGCAAGCCGGGGTTAAAGCCCCCAGCCCCGAAGCCAAAGACGGAGAAAGACGCCAAACGGCGAAGCTCCTTCTGTGCGAGGATGTCAGGCGTGAAGGGACCGATGAAGGACGAAAAAGGTAAACCCACCCGTAAAGCGCTGGCGCTAAAAGCATGGAATTGTTAACATGGAAACTAACGAATTGAGCACGGTTAGGGAACTAGCCACACACGCGGCTGACATCAAACATCTCCAAGATGATATGGACCGCTTGGTAAAAGATATGGACGAAATAAAGAAGTGTCTTGGTAAAATCCAGAACACGTTGTCCGAAGCCAAAGGCGGCTGGAAAACTTTAATGATGATTGGTGGAGCGGGTGGCGCATTAGGTGTTATGCTTACACAATTGTTTCAGGGATATTGGAGTAAGTAATGCCTAGCGTAAGCAAGAAGCAACATAATTTCATGGAGGCGATCGCTCACTCGCCTTCGTTCGCCAAGAAAGTTGGTGTTTCTCAGTCAGTGGGTAAAGAGTTCTCCAAGGCCGATAAAGGCAAAACATTCTCAAAAGGTGGTGATATGAAAGAATCCAAAGCTATGGTTAAAAAAGAAGTGTCCTTCATGAAAGAAAAGGGCGCTCCTAAATCCATGATGAAACATGAAATGGAAGAAGGCAAAATGAAGCGTGGTGGTATCGCCAAGCCTATGCCTACTGCCAAAGAAATGGGCACCCTGAACATGAAAAAGGGCGGCGCAGTTCCATCCAAGATGGGTGCTGTAAAGACAGCTAAGCCTTCTATGGGCTCTGCTTCTTCCCGCGCTGACGGCATTGCTCAGAAGGGCAAGACCAAAGGCAAGTTGCTTAAAAAAGGCGGCATGACCTGCTAAGGAGAGCTATATGGCTAATGAAATGACTGGGCTTATGAGTCAAATTGACAGTAGCTTTAAAAAGCGCGGTCTTGATACAACTCGTGAAGGTAATAACGTCACTATCCAAGGACTTAAAAAAGAAGTTCAGGATGAAAAAGACCGCATAAAGGCTGAAAAAGCCTACAACGATTCTTTGACAAATACGGAGTATGCGCCTGAGCCTATAAAGGCCCCGCGCAAAAGAACCATGACTGAAATGCCCGAGGTGAACGAAATGGGTGATGCTACCGGTATGAAAAAAGGCGGCTCGGTTTCTTCTGCTTCTAAACGCGCCGATGGATGCGCTGTTAAAGGTAAGACAAAGGGCCGTTTCGTGTAAATGTTTATTGCAGAATTCCTGCTGTGTGTTGCGATAAAATGTAGCCCCATAGAGGGTGCGCCCTTTATGTTGTTTGAGAGTAAAGACAGATGCTTAACGTTTGCCCACGAGGCGGCAAGGGCAATAGTCCTTCAAATAAATGACAAAGATTATTCTGTGGCATATAGATGTGTAATGGTAAAAGGCTCGCAACACACTTAGGAAAATATTATGATGGCATCAAGAGGCATGGGGGACATCAATCCCCAGAAAATGCCAAAAGTTAAAAAGATGAAACGCCGTGATGACACGGACTTTCTGGAATATTCAAAGGGTGGTTTGTACGAAAACATCCACAAGAAGCAAGAACGGATCAAGCGCGGATCTAAAGAAAGAATGAGGGAGCCCGGATCTAAGGGTGCCCCGACTGAAGAAGCATTTATTCAATCAGCTAAGACTGCTAAAAGATGACTACTACCGGCTCCTCCATTTTTAACATGGAATTCTCAGAGATTGCTGAGGAGGCATGGGAGCGGGCAGGTCGTGAGATGCGTTCTGGTTACGATCTTCGTACCGCTCGCCGGTCAATGAATCTTTTGACTATTGAGTTTGCAAACCGTGGCTTGAACATGTGGACTATTGAGCAGGGCTCTTTTAATCTGACTCCCGGTTTAAATACTTACCCACTCCCTACGGATACGATTGATCTGCTGGATCACGTCATCAGGACGGGAGCAAACAGTTCTTCGACTCAGGCGGACTTAAATATTACGCGTATTAGTGTTTCTACTTACGCCACTATCCCCAATAAAATTACACAAGCCAGACCCATTCAGGTTTGGATTCAACGTCTTTCTGGTGAAACAAATCCTACAGGATCTACACTAAATGGAAATATTACTGCATCTGATACAACCATCACGCTTAGCTCGACTGTTGGACTGGCTGCTTCGGGTTATATCCGGATAGATTCCGAGACAATTTACTACAACTACATTGACGGTAATACGATAAACAACTGTTTCCGCGCACAGAATGGGACCACTGCGGCCTCTCATACTACTGGCACGGCAGTTTTTGTACAGCAGCTTCCAGCCGTAACCGTATGGCCCACGCCCGATTCCTCTGTTCCGTATCAATTTGTGTACTGGAGAATGCGAAGAATCCAAGACGCTGGAAATGGTATCCAGACGGCTGATATGAACTTCCGCTTTCTACCCTGCTTGGTGGCGGGATTGGCGTATTACATTGCCATGAAAGTTCCAGAACTCATGAATAGAGTAGAGATGCTCAAGGCTATCTATGACGAACAGTTCAACTTGGCGGCAGCAGAAGACCACGAAAAAGCAGCCATTAGATACGTGCCAAGGCAGATGTTCATAGGCGGGAGTACGCCGTAATGGGTAAAAAATTAACTCCTCAAGAAGAAAAAATTGTTCAATATCACAGGGACAATATTAGATTTAACAACGTTGGACGCGATGAGGCAGGTCGTCCAGTAACAGTTTACTCTACT